TTCTACTCGAAATTTATATACCCTTTTATCTAGTTGCAGTATTTTACTGTGACTGCTAACAGGTGTTTTTGTACCATTATCAAGTACTTTCTGAATGAGAGCATTATGTTTCATTATGCCGCGTTCATTAGTCATTCGGTATGATGTTTCATCAATCATCGGAATTTAATATTTCAGTGATCCCTATTTCATTATGTCGATTGAATATAATGAGATAAATCAAGTAATAGATTCGTGATAATGGTTTTTTATAACAAAAGAGTAAACCCAAAACCTTACGTACTCCTGAATAAGGAGTATTGATAAAACAAATAAAAATAATTTTAAGTGAGTTAACTGAGCTTTGTAAAGCTTGGTAGTTTTGTTATAGTGCGATTTTATTTCGTACTAAATATATTTAAGAAAATAGTTATCCATAACATAGTTACATTGACTTGAGAAGCCCCATATGAGGGACGATCCGGAAAATGTGTAAGTATATTGGAACACATATATACACAAAAATATAAATAAAGTGGTAGCCGTGCTGCCATGAGCAAAATAAAAAGTTTATAATTACATAAATGTCAATAAACGGCTAGCCAAAGCGTCAGGCTCGTATGACACTGGGTTTGGCTAACTCTAAGATGCCTGGCAGATTGGAAAGACATTCACCTTCTGAGGAAGTTATAAGCAACCATGTCTAAAGTCAATCATAGTGTACCCATCAAAACTGAAGCGGAGCAGGTAATGCCTAGATCCGAAGTTGTAAGTTCACCTAACATGAACAGAACAACAAACAAACTTGTTAAGCAATCCTTTAAGAAGGAGAAGCGAGACAAGAAAACTTTCGGGGGAGTTTCTAATGAGGAGCTCTCCCTTTCTCGCGATAGGCAAATATTTGTCAATGCATCTAAGGATTTTAAAATCCGTGATTTAGCAAAGAAGCTGGTGAAAACCAAGCGTATCAAACAAATCAGTATTGCCAAAATTTGCGAGGAAGAAGCGCGTCATAAAAGATTCCAACGTCAATCAGACTTGGATCTCAAAATGTCTCAATGGTCTCTCCAATCGGATGATGCCGATTTTCTCAAGAATCTGCAGGATCCCATTGTGCGTCGTTTTGCTATCTTGTGTGGTAGTATGTACAATTCCCAGTCTATGATTTGGAATATTGTGCTTATTGCTAACTTTCTCTTTGAACATAAAGATAGATTGCCTCAGCGTCTCTTTGATGACATGATGGCGTTATTGCCAGAAAATGTCTCTGATATGATATTTGGAACTGAAAAAGTAGCTGGTATTACCCAGGCCGAAGGATTAGAAGATTATTACGACGTAATATTCAAAAGTGAAACATTCCAGCCCCTTCGGGCTCTTTTGTGTCTGGGAACTACAGTGCTATTGTGCAAGAGTGATTTCTTAGGTCAATTTAATATTTATGATTACATAATAAGTAAAATTATATTAACTGACAAAGAAATCAAAAATGTAGGTGTTGCTGATCTTATAGATAGTGTCAAGAAGTGTTACAAGTTAATAGTTCAGATATTATTTGATAGAGAAGCTTTATTCAACAAGGAAAAGTTATTGAGAGAGTGGATGCGTGAAAGCGCTGTGCATCGTGCACAAGTTGAAACTTTTATTAACTTTATCACCACATTGCCTGAAGTTCCAAACAAGTATACTGATATTGATAAATTCAGTGTCGAGTATGCTCGTCTGTTGGATATAGCAAGATCTCGTTTGTCTCTAGCAATATTGAAGGATAATTCCAATTATGTTGCATTTAATAAAGAATATTTGGCTCTACAAGAGTCATCTAATATTTTCTATCGTAAAGTAAAGGGGACAAAGAATCGTATTGCCCCGTTTGGTGTATTCATATTTGGTGAATCTGGTGTTGGGAAATCTTCCCACATCAACTGGCACCACTATCTCCTTAACGGAGCTATTGGTGTCACTGCTACTGAGGATACAAAATATGTACGAACCTCGCGTGACAAATTCTGGTCAGGATATACGACCGATGTAAACACCATCATTATGGATGAAATAGGTGCTAATAAACCTACCGCTATAACGGGTGTTGATCCATCAATTGAGGATATGTTAAATGTGATGAATAATATCAGATTTGATCCTCCTCAAGCTATTGCTGAAGATAAAGGTGAAGTGGCGTGTTGTCCTAACATAGTTATCTGTGCCTCTAACTTCTGGCACATGAACGCAAAGAGTTATTATAATAACTCATATGCCGTAGCTAGGCGTTTTCCTTTTTTCGTTGAAGTCAAAGTCAAAGAAAATTTTAGAGATGATGATGGAAAATTAGATCGTCATCGTGTAGAACGATACAAAGAAAAACTCTCACCTGAGCGTAGAGAATATCTCAGACTCAATCCACATATGTGTGATTACTGGGATTTTAACGTATATATACCACGAGCTCAAGAGATTAGCGCTACTGAAGTGCAATTTGTCTTAGAAGATATAGCTCTTGAAGGAACTAAAAAATATGGAATAAAAGAGAATGCTTCTTGCTGTACATTTGATACATCTAAAGATTATTACAATTTCATAATGAAAGAGTGCCAAGGTTATTACAATTCTCAAAAGGATGTTGTAGCCATGTTACGACAACCCCCACAGGTTTGTGGTAAGTGTAGATCTCTTGAGTGTATTTGTACGATAAGTGGTGTTGCCACCACTATACAATCTGATTCTTATACCCAGGAGGATGATTATTCTGCAAAATTTAGCACCCCTTACAGTATAGATAATTTTATTTATCATTGGGGGGAAGTCAAGGGAATTTGTGAATTCTTTAAATTGTTGATGGTTTATCTCATTTACTCTGTGTTTGGAGTCTGGAACTTATGGAAAATAAATATCATTTCCACCCTTTTCTGCTGGTATGCTACATTTGTGTACTGGTGGGGAATGACCCGGAAATATCATACACGTATTAAGAAATACGGTCCATTCATTCTTGTTGGTTTAGGAGCTTTGTTCGCTGGTTACATGTATTGTAAGAAGCGAAGATCCGTAAACAAAGAAGAAGAAAATAGTATACCCGTGAACGATTTAGGTCGTCCACAAGGAAATACAAGTAGTTTTGATCCCACAAAATTTGAGCGGACTGTCGTCAAGGATAAATGGTATGAAGGTATAAAACTAAATGAAACTCCTGGAACGTTTGTTTCCAGTATTATCAAGTCAAGTAATGCCTTTAGTATTTCTCAATTCTCGGAAATAATTAGTAGAAATGTATATCGTGTACAGTTAGTCAAGAAGGATGGTAATATAGCCCGTACTACAGCTTTAGCTTTAGGAGGACAGGTATATGTTATTAATTCTCATGCTATTGAACACGAATATGTAGCTATTAGATTATACCAACAGGAGTCAGAAGATATGTCGGATGATTTCTCAAGAAATATGCCTGCATCTAAATTTGTAATACATACGAAAGGAGATTTGTCATTCCTAAGACTACCCTGGTCACCCAAACCTGATATAACTAAGTATATTCTCAGTGAAGGAGTTTTTGAAGCTAATCAAGATGGATTTTACGTTACACGTGAAAGAAGTGGAGAGATGGTGATTAAGAACGTTACAAACGCTTCCTTATTGCATAAACCTTCTGGTCCTAAATGGTCAGAAGATAATGATATATGGCGCGGATATGTGACGCCTAGTACTGAGGCGGGTAATTGTGGTAGTCCACTAATTTGTAAGAATGGATTTGGTTATTGTATTTTAGGTATTCATGTAGCTATCGATGAGGAAACTCAGAGATCTTGTGCTATTCGATTAACCACAGAGATATTGTCACCTATAATGGACCAAGTATTCGGTCAAAGACCCATTCACTTGGGTCAATTAGCATTGAGCAAATCTATACATCCTAAGTGTATCTTGAATGATATAGAGGATAAAGGACACGCCACAGTATATGGCACCCTAAACGGCTTTAGATCATCATCTAAATGCTCGGCGGCTCATACTCAAATAAGACAATTTCTACCCATAGATTATGTCGATAAACATGCTAAACCAGACTTGGGTTCATCCAGAGCCTGGAGATTGAATGTGGAACCAATGTTACATACCACTAGGAAGATGGACTTCGACATTATAAATGAGTGTGCTGATGCTCTATATAACGATATATCCAAAACAATGACTCAGAGAGATTATGATCAAATTCAAGTCTTATCTGACGAAGTTGCTATAAACGGAATGGATGGCGTAGATTTTATGCCTAGAATTAATGAAAAGACCTCTGTTGGTTTTCCCAGTAGTGGTCCAAAATTGGATATTTTCAAGCTATTACCAGCATCTGAATTGAATGATAAATGCTTTGCATTGGATGACGATAATTACGAACGATATAAAGAATATGAGGAATCTATCCGTGCAGGAATACTCTTGAATTGTGTTTTTAAAGGCACACTTAAAGATGAGGTTTTACCTGCTCTCAAGGTGTTGCAGGGAAAAGCACGATTATTCACTGGAGCCAATGTACATTTTAGTATCTTAGTACGCAAGTACTATCTACCAATTGTACGTTGGTTACAGTTGAACACGAAAACTTCTGAATTACTGGTCGGCGTAAACCCTTTCAGTGATGAATGGGATAATATACGTGCTGATCTCTCCAAATTTGGAGAGGATAGCATAGTAGCTGGAGATTTCTCAAAATACGATAAAACTATGCCACCGGAATTAATGGAGGCCGCTTTTTCTATATTATTACGTGTATGTAAAGATGCCGGGTATAGTGACGAGGATATTCGTGCAATGGAAGCCCTTAGTAAAGATATTTGCTATCCCATAGTAGATGTCAATGGCACTCTTATGAGATTTGAAGGTACGAATCCATCTGGACATCCTCTTACTGTAATTATCAATTCTATTGCTAATTCACTGTATATGAGATATGTATTCCATCGCTTACAAGTTAAGAACACAGGATCATCCAATTTACGTTTGTTTAAGGGTGTTGTTGTACTTAAGACTTATGGTGATGATAATATAATGGGAGTAAATAAGAAAGTTGTACCTTGGTTTAATCACACTGCTATCGCAGCTGAGTTTAAGATCATAGGTATTAACTATACTATGGCTGATAAAGACACAGAATCTACTGCTTTCATTCATATAAATCAGGCTCAATTTCTCAAAAGATTTTGGGTTTACAATACTGATCTTAAGCGTTATATTTCCCGATTGGATGAAGGATCCATTACTAAGATGTTGATGTGGAAGATACCCTCCAAGAGTGTATCTAGTGCTGAGCAAGAACGAAGTATAGTGACTTCAGCTATACGAGAATATTTCTCGTATGGGCGTGAAATCTTTGACAAAAAGCGATCTATGTTTGTAACTATCATTACTGAATTAAATCTAGGAAGTTTAGATAAATTACCCACTTATGATAGTCTTCTCGAAGAATTTCGTGAAGGATAGTGGGCACCGAGCTCTATCTCATTAAACTGGGCCCCTTTTACACAGTTACTGGTTATCAATTATCCGCTCTAAGTAGTTGATAACAGCGTGGGTGTAAATTAAAGCTATTTTCGTATACTCTCTTCAGAGTAGGTTTAGCAAACCACCATTAGACACCTCCTCTCAGACCTAGTATTCTCTGAGAGGTAGAAATATATACTAGCCAACAACAAAATTTAAAAGGTCAGTCTCTTGAGGCTGACAATACTACGAAAGTAGAGGCACAAAATGTCTCTTTTACCGAGAGGGCCGAAGTCGCCCATATTAATCTCACTACTCCCTTTGTGAGTACATCTCGTGAAGTGAGCACCTCCAATATTGAATTGCGGAATTTTCTTTCTCGTCCAGTTGTCATTAAAACTGACACATGGACAATAGCAGATTCCGCTTATGGTGTTTCCACTTTTCAACCTTGGTCTCTTTATTTTAACAATGCCTCAATTAAGAACAAATTACAGAACTATGCTTTTATTAAGTGTAAATTACATCTTAAGATTGTCGTCAATGCCTCACCATTCTTGTATGGCGCTGGTTATTATGCATATAGTCCCCTTGATTCTCTTCGTAATAACCATCCTGGTATTTATCAGGATTATCACCTAATTCCTTATTCACAACGTAATGGTATTTGGGTATATCCTCATTTATCTCAGGGCGGTGAAATAGAGTTACCATTCTTTTACCCTCGTAATTACCTAGATATTTCAGATTCCACTCAATTTGCTGAAATGGGCCAAGTGAATTTTATTAAGTTCACTACGCTTCGCTCAGCAAATGGTGGAACCTCCTCTAGTGTAAATATTCAGGTACTAGCTTGGGCTTCTGATGTCGAGTTAATGGGAGCAACAGTAACTGGTGCTCTTCAATCTGATGAAGGTGATGAGTACGGAGAAGGAATTATTTCCAAGCCCGCTTCAGCAGTTGCTGCAGCAGCGTATAATCTACAAGATATTCCCGTTATTGGTCCTTTCGCTACTGCTACCCAAATCGGTGCAGGGGCTATAAGCCGCATAGCGAAATTATTTGGTTACACAAATCCACCGTCTGTAGATAATGTGAATAATGTAAGAGTCACTTCGGCTCCTTCATTAGCCACATCTGAAATTTCTTACCCGTATGAAAGATTGAATTTAGATCCAAAAACAGAATTATCTGTTGATCCACGTATAGCTGGATTACCCCCAATAGATGAAATGACTATTTCATATATCGCCGGTCGTCCTTCATATATTGGATCAATAACTTGGTCTACTAATACTGCTTATGATACCTTACTTGCCAATGGGCCTGTTTGTCCAAGTATCACACGATACTTTGGTACTACTGTTAAAACTGTATACATGACACCAATAGGATATATTGCGAACGCATTTACTTATTGGCGGGGTGATATTATTTTAACTTTTAAAGTTATCAATAGCAAATACCATCGAGGTCGTCTAAGATTTTCATTTGACCCAACTGGTACAGCCACTTCGAACATAGTTAATACATCTAATATGGTAGGGTGTATCAATGAAATATTTGATATATCTGAAAAGAATGAGTTCGAAGTACGTATTCCTTATACTCAGGCTAGACCATGGTTAGAGTCGCCAAATTACCTGCAAATGTCTCTTCAAACTACTGGTGCATGGACTGATTATTCCAACTATGTAAATGGTTGGTTCACACTTCGTGTGTTTAATGATCTTACTGCACCAATAGATACATCTGACGTCACTATTATGGTTTTTGTAAAGGGTGCGGATAATTTTGAGTTAGCTCTTCCCAAAATTTTACCTAATTTTGCAGAAGATGTTGATTTATCAGAATTCTCACCTCAAGCAGACATCCCTGATCAGTTAACCTTGGGTGGTCAGTCGAATACGGCTGATCATAGATATCTAGTGAATTTTGGAGAAGCTATTTTCTCAATAAGACAAGTAATACGTAGAATGTGCTTTCACAGATACCAACCTATGAGTACCACTAATTCTGACGGAATCTGTATTCACTCGCAAGTTTTGTATCGCTTCCCGTGGGCACGAGGGTATGATCCCTCTGGGCAAGATTCAGCCCATGGAGTACTTACTCCTGCCTCCCTTTTTAATTATAATTTTGTAAATGAATCATTCCTTAGTTATTTTGCTAAAATGTATGTAGCTCACCGTGGCTCTGTCAATTGGATGTTTAATCCTCAGAATAATGGAAAAACACCTTTTCCCTCATTCAGAGTATCTAAACAACCTCTTGCTGTAGGCACAGTAGTTGCCACTAATAGGTTAAATGACTCAACTAGTGCTTCGCTTAATGCGAGAATTGTCGCCACTGCCACCACTCGTGGTGATGGTGGTGCAGCACTAATGAATGGCCAGATTGAGCCATCGGTACCGGTGACGGTGCCAAATCAAACATATTCTAGATTTATGATAAATAATCCTAATTACTATACCACTCCCGTCATTGATGATGGTGGAGTGAGGGATATGTTTCGTATTGATATCGTATATAATCCAAATCCTTATTATAATGGGTCACATCCCAATTATAATGTAGGATATGAGATGTATGTAGGTGCAGGAACTGATATGACATTTTTGTATTTTTTAAATGTTCCTGTATTATATCATTACACCCAATCAACAACTTAAGAACGTAAGTTCTAGCTGACTCTGTTAGCAGTCTCTTCAGTGTGCGAAGAGACTGGGGGTCAGCGAATATCTGGCACATCACATAGGCTTCTAGAAGCTGTGGATTTCTCTAATTCACCCTATGTGGTGAAGATATTGAAATTGTACACAAGTTTCTAAAAGTCTATGTGTTTATGTCGGTTTATTTTACCGGGCACACATAGACCAC